AACTTGCGCGCGTGGGTCTATTTCGCACTAAGCCGGCACCGGCCTTCGGTGTGTCTGAAGTAAAAGCCGCTGCAGGTGGCGCGGGTAGGCCTGGCGCGTTCAGTTCATACTCAGTCGGTGCTGGAACTGAGCGCGCTTTGTCAATCCCGACCGTGAACCGTGCAGTAGGTCTTATTACCTCAACTATTGCCGGCCTCGATCTGAAGCAGTACACGTTGGCGTGGGATTCCGGTTCCGAGGAGTACGAACGGATCTATGTTCCCGGTGAGTCATGGTTCACTCGGCCTGATCCGAACGTGACCCGCAACTTCATTATGTCGGCCACCGTAAAAGATCTCATGCTTATCGGCCGAGCATTTTGGTATGTCACTAGCCGTTACAGCACCGGCTTCCCTGCCTCGTTTATGTGGCTACCAGCCGATCAAGTAACCACCCTTGACCAGTCCGGCCCCGAATGGTTCGGTCCATCAACAGATATACAGTTCAACGGCGTAGAAATCGACTCCGCAAACGTTGTGCAGTTCCTGTCACCCCTTGACGGCATCCTATGGACAGGCGGCCGAGCAATCGACATTGCACACCGTTTAGACGAAGCCGCTAAGCGTTTCGCATCAACCGAAATCGCAGCCGGATACCTACAACAAAAAGACGGCGAACCAATGGCCGGCGACGAACTCTCAGAACTTGCCGGTGCGTGGGCTGAGGCACGTTCCACCCGTGCGATAGGTGCATTGAACCAGCATGTTGAGTGGGTCGAGTTCAAATCGAACCCGGCAACGTTGCAGCTGATGGAAGGCCGGCAGCACGCCGCTCTTGAGCTGTCACGCGTATGCCAGGTACCGGCATGGCTCGTCGGTCTTAGCGTCGGCGGCATGACGTACCAAAACAGCCAACAAGCACGAACAGATCTCATCATGTTCGGTGCCTCACCGTTCATTAACTGCATACAAGAAACGTTGTCGCTAGACAATGTGACACCAAAAGGCCGACACGTTGAGTTTGATGTTGAGCGTTACCTACAAGGCGCAGACATCATGCACGACATCCCTGTGGAAGGCCCGATCGGAGAACCCGCCAATGATTAGATTTACCGCACAGTCAGTCACCCTTGACGCAGCTGCCGGCGACGCGCCCCGCACCATTTCAGGCATTGCCGCACCGTACGGCGTTGACGCAAACGTCAGCACAGGTCAAACCGTACGCCTCGAAGCCGGTTCGCTACCCACGGATGGCCCTGCCCCTCGGCTGCTGCTTGAGCATGATGCCTCGGCACAGCCGGTGGGCATGGTCACAGCACGCGAAGACACACCCGAAGGAATGCTGTTTACCGCCGAAATCGCACGCACCCGAGCCGGCGATGATCTCGTTGAGCTGTTAAAGATGGGTGCCTACGACTCGGTGAGCATCGGCATTGAGGCAACCGACGTAGAACACGACGGCCGCACAACCATTGTTAAAGCAGCCAACTGGAAAGAACTTTCAGTCGTATTTGAGCCGGCGTTTGCCGCCGCAAAGATTACACAGATCGCCGCATCCGCTGAGGATGAGGAGAGCACCGATAACCCCGAAACCACTTCCGAGGAGGAAGAACCTATGTCAGAAATCACCCCTGAGGTCGTGGAAGCAGCAGCCGAGCCGACCCCTACTCCAACGGTCTTCGCTCAGCCGAAGTCGTTCAAGTTGCCTTCAGCATCCGAATGGATCGCAGCCGCCCTCGAAGGTGGTCACCGTTGGCACCAGATGAACGAAAACATCCGTGCAGCTGCACCAGATGTAACCACGACCAGCAATGATGGCGTGCTTCCTGAGCCAATCATTGGCCCTGTCTATAACGACTACCTCGGCATTCGCCCAGTCGTTGACGCATTCGGCGCACGCGCAATGCCGGGCACCGGCAAGGTGTTTATCCGCCCATCAGTTTCAACTCACACCAGCATGGCCGCGCAGGCATCAGAACTTGCAACGCTTCAAGCCGGCGAGTTTCAGGTGCAGGAAAATCAGGTCACGAAGGCTTCCTACGGCGGCTACGTCACCGTGTCCGAGCAGGTCAGCGACTGGTCATCACCCGAGATCATCAACCTGATCCTTGAGGACATGGGCAAGGTCTACGCACAGACCACCGACAACGTTGCAGCTGACGCACTTGTTGCAGGCGCAACCACCACCGGCAACTTCACCGCTGCAAACATCGCAGACCCAACCGAATGGCTCTCATGGTTGTACGCCAACGCCGCATACATCCTTGAGAACGCCGGCAACGGCGGCCACCTCCCAACCCACCTGTTCGTTTCAGCAGCAAACTGGGAAGCACTCGGCAAACTCGAAGACGGCTCAGGCCGGCCACTCTTCCCGCAGGTTGGCCCAATGAACGCATTCGGCACCACGACACCAGGCACCAGCAACTTTGTTGCATTCGGCCTTCAGGTCGTCGTTGACACCAACTTTGCGAACGCTGGCAACGGCACCATGATTCTCGGTGACACAACCGGTTTCGAAATCTTTGAACAGCAAAAGGGCTTCTTGCGAGTGCAGAACGCAACCGTACGCGGCACCGACATTTCATGGCTCGGCTACTTCGCCACGCTCATGCTTGATGCCAACCGCTACGTCAAAGCAGCATTCGTCTGATTCTTCATTAGGGAACACACCACGCCATGACCACCTTCCAAATCATCCAATCATCACGCGTTGATGGTTATGGCGTGGTGCAATCCCTCGAACCAATCGCAAGCATCCCGCTCGGGTCACCAGTCAACATTGTTGGCTCAACCCGAGGCCTTGACGGCAACATGCAAACCGTATGGTCACTAGTTGACTACGAACTGATTCGTGTTGACGCAGACGGCACACTCGTTTTTGATTACAACGTACCACGCCCACAACAACTGATCTTTCCGAACGCCGGCAGCGATCTTGCTTACGGTGTAGATACCGGCGAGATCCGTTGGGAACCTGAAGCCACTTGGATCACGTCGGCAGATGTGACCGAATGGCTAGGCATCGCAGCTGCAACCGCTAACGACACCGCATTCATCGCAACTTGTGTGAGTGCGGCCAACACCTACTGCTATCGAATAAGGCACGAAGCCGGCTACCACGACGACTCGGATGCTGTACCCGAAAGCGCAGTAAAACTTGGCACCGTCATGTATGCAGCGACGCTTTACAGAGAGCGTGGCTCGGTTGACTCGTTTGCATCGTTTGATCAGATGGGTGGCGCTGTACCGTTCGGCACAATGTCACGCATTAAACAGCTGCTCGGTGTAGGAAGGCCACAGATCGGTTGAAATGGCCGCTACAGGTATTCTTGCCGCCGCATACGACAACGTTTGCACTCGCCTCGCTAATGCTGGCATGGTCGTGGTTAAAGACCCGCGCAACGCCCGCCCAATGTCCGTGTTTGTTGAAGCACCAACCGTAATCGGTTTCAACAGCAACATCATTGATGCAACCATAGTGTGTCGCATACTTGCCGGCGGCCCCGGCAACAGCGACGCACTCGATTACCTTATGACACAAGCCGACATCATTATTGAAAATGTTGAAGGCATCACCGACGCACGGCCTTCGGCTGCGCTCATCGGTGAGCAACAGATCCCCGCATACGACCTCACGGTCAGAGTTTCAACAAGGAGAAACTGAAAATGGCAACAACTACCGTGCTGAGCCAACCGGCTTTGCTCATCAACTCCGTTGATTACAGCGACCAATGCACCTCTGCGGTCGTCACCATCAACTTTGAACAGCTGGAAGCGACCTCATTTGCTGACGGCGCACGCAAATACACCGCCGGCCTCGGCAACCACGAAGTGACAGCAACGCTCATGCTCGCCTACGGCACTTCAGAGGTTGAAGAGAACTTGGCTGCGCTTGTTGGCACCACGACCGATGTTGTTGTGTACGCCACCTCAAGCACCACGCCAGGCGTAGCCAACCCCGAATACACCTTTAGCGGCATGTATCTTTCAAGCATCACGCCGATCAACGGTGCACTCGGATCACTCCAGACCATAGATCTCTCGTTTACCGGCGGAACCTATGTCAGAGCGACGACCTGACCGAACCTAACCTGAAAGCACCGACATGCAATTAACAATTCAGGTCACCACAGCGGATGACCAATACCAAGTAGACACCAACCTATTCACGATTGTGGCATGGGAAAGAAAATTCAAAACGAAAGCCAGCAACCTAGCGCAGGGCATCGGCATGGAAGATCTCGCCTATCTTGCATACGAATCATCGAAACAGCACGGCCACATAGTTCCAGCCGTGTTTGATGATTTTGTGAAGAAGGTGGTGAAACTCGAAGTGATCGGGGATAACGACGAACGCCCTACGAACGAGGCACCCACCGACGAGCACTAGCAGAACTCCTGTTAGCCGTCGG